TATGCGGCGTATATCGCCCTAACGGTTGACGCCTGGGGCTTCGGAATCGGGGCCATTAGGTGACTTCCCGGTTCGGATGAGTCACGACGACGCACTCGGCGTTCCGCATGTGGCTGAAAGAGTGTGTGGTGAAGACCAGTTCATGCGCCGCTTGCCACTCGTCGCAGGCTTTCTTGATACGGGTCTCAAGATCATTGGCTTGCGCAGGCGTCGTCACGAACCACGGCCCGTCGTCGTGTTCTGCGCCGATGCGGTCGCTGTCGCCCAGCTCTTCCTCTGCGCGATCAATCATTACCTCGGCGTCAATCCAATCGGCCAGCCGGAGCGGGTCTTGGCGCGCCTCGACGAGATAAAAACCATGGGCTTCCGGATTATCATCGCGCGCCTCGTCAATAGCCTGCTCTCGTGTGTCGCAAGGTCCGTGTTCCATCCACTCTTCGTTGGACCCTGACCACCATTTCCATTCGCTTTTCATGACTTTTCTCCCAACTGCGCCTCTAGGCGCGCGACGTACCCCCGCGCGTCCTCAATGTGTCGATTCAGGTCTTCCTGCTCCGCCGATTCCCGAGCAGCGGTTTCTCCCGGCGTTTCTGGACGCTCGTATGTGATGCGCAAGTGTGCATAGCCCTCGTCATATTCCCAACACGACCCGGCATCAATCTCCGCCCCGTCGCGGTATTCGGCGGGAATCGTCTGTGCGGCTTCATTCAGAGCGGCGATGAATCCCCACAGGCCGCGTGGGATATCTCTCCACAGTTCAAGCTCGGTTACGGTTACTGTCCTATTCATCACATCACCCCCATAGTCGCGTTGTATGCCCGCCGCGCATCGTCCGCGTCGCCCCACTTCGGCAGAAAGTGCCGCTCAAGCGTGGTAACGGCGTCGTCCGTAGCGCCGCGCCGAATTTGATTTATGGCTTCGATTGCGGCGGTGCGAGCGTCTTCGTCGTAGCCGCTGTCGTCCGCAATATGTTCGATGCTGTGTTCCAGCTCTTCCGCAGGCCCAAGCGCTTCTTTGATGGCGCTAATCAGTTCACCAATTTTCGCCATCACCCGATCCTCATAGGCATAAGTACGACCCGCACACCCGGCGCGGCCGGGCTTGTCAAAAGCGCAGGCGTTCCGGAATCAAATAGCGACAAAACAACCGGCCCCGCGGGCAAGCTCCCCAGCGCTTCAACCAGGTACATCACGTTAAATCCCACATACGTCGGCTCGCCGCTGTAGTCGCATTCGATAGCGTCGTCGGCTTCGCCGCTGCCGCGCACGGATAGCTCAACGCCGCCCCCGGCAAATACCAGCTTCACGGCGCGGCCGCGATCGTCGGCAATCACCGCCACACGTTCCGCCGCGGCGCGCAGGGCGGCATTGTCAACCGTGATATGCTTGTCGTTGTTCTTCGGAATCACGCGCTCGTAATCGGGAAAAGTACCGTCGATCACCTTTGACGTGATCGTGACGCCGCCGCTTTCGACGCGAATGCGCGCCGCGGAAACCGCCACGGCGCATTCACCTTTCAGCATAAGTCCGACCATCTTGCGCGGCACGATAATGGGCGTGTGCGCGGGCCACGGATCGACTGCAAGCGTTGCAAGCCTGTGGCCGTCCGTTGCCGTGACGACGCCCGGCTGCATGTTGATGCCGTTAAGATAGTATCGGGCTTCTTCATTGGAAATCGCGAATTGAACCGGCGCGAACAGCGCGGCAAGGTCGGCCGTAAATTCGACGTCAAAAGCGCCGGCCGAAATTGTCGGGTAATCCGCCGCGGGCAAAGTATCAAGCACGAACCGGCTTCGCCCCGCCTTGATCGTTACGCGCGTATCCGCGGGCGTAATATCGATGTGGTCCGCGGCCAGCTTCGCAACGATGCCGGAAAGCGTTTTTGCGTTAACGCAAAACGCGGCGTCGTCGCCGTCGGCTTCAATCGTGCCTGTGATTTCGACGTCAAGATCGGTGGCGGTCGCGGTTAGCAAACCTGCGGCAAGTTCGATCTTGACGCATGACAAAACGGGGGTGACATTTCGCGACTCGACAGCCTTGGTAACGTGTTGTATAAGACGTGCGAAGTCAGTGCGTGAAACGCGCATTGGTGGCTCCTATATTGTGGTGGGGCGTTAGGCGGGCGGCTTGTGGTGGGCCGCCCGCTTTTTTATTCCGTCAACCCCATGGGCGGGCTTTCTTAGCCCCGCCAGCGGCTACGGCGGCTTTGGGTGCTGCCGTAGCCGCGCGGTTTTCGTTGGCCGCTGCGGGCTGCGTGCCGTCAATTTCGGGGTCCGGTACGTTGTCCTCGTCCGGGAAGAAGTATTTCTTGATTTCGGCGCGAGCCGGATATTGTCCGTCTTTCGAAGGCTTGCCGAGCGCCACCTTTACCGTGAACGTCTTGAAGTGCAGGTCTTCCGAATCCTCGACTTCGGCCACACCGATGGCGCGGCAAAGCGCGGCAAATTGCTTCTGTCCGATCTCCTGGGCGACGGCCGATTTATTCTCCAGATTGTAATTGTTGAAGAGCTTGCGGCCCTTGTACTCTTCGGGCTCGACCACAACGTTAGTCGTCTTCAGGATCGTGCCGCCGCCGTCCTTCGTTGGCAAAACGTCACTAGCCTCGATCTCCATGAGATAGACGCCGTTGGGCAGCTCCGCATAATCGTTCTGCGTCGTGTCGTGTTCGGTTGCGTTGAAGGTTTTGCCAAGTGAGGCCATGTGGTGTGCTCCTGTGGTGGTTTAGCGAGTGGTGGTTAATTCGCGGCTTCGCTCGCGCCTGGCGGCCAGAACTTCGCCATCTCATCGTAGCCCTTGCCTTTGACGTAATTGATCGCGTCCGGCATGCTGTAGCGATTTTTGGCGTTGAAGCCCGCGCCTTCGCTTAGGTGGATTTGCCGCATCTTGCCGCCTTCGGCGTGCGCAACTTTTGTTTGGCGTGAGACTTCTTTCTCCTTGATCGTGACGCGGTAGTTCATGAAAGCGACCACGTCGGCGCGCTCGCGCACCAGCGCATTTGCGCGCTTGTGCAACTTAGGCTGGTACCTGCTGTATGGGTCCGTTGTCGGGCTGTCGAAGCGCACGATCTCGGGATGCGCTAGCTGCACAACGTTGATACCGGCGCGCGCCAGGGCAGCGATTGCGGAAAGGTATTCGCCCCATTCTGAATCGGTTTCGTTGTAACCTTTTCCGTAGCCTGGCTCTTCGATCGATTGCACGCCAAGGCGCGCGCACGTGGCGGCCCACACCAGCGGCTCCAACCCGTCAAGGCTGTCGATAATCACAGTTTTGAATTCGTGGTCTTCGGTTAGCAGTTCGGCGAAGATATCGAGCAGCGCGCCGAGCGATGCAATGTCGCCGGGCGTGGGGATATCCACGTCACTAGGCGGGCGCTCGCCCTCCGTGGGCAGGTACAGCGGCGCGGGCCACTCCGCGGCGAGGGTTGACTTGCCGATGCCGTCCACGCCGTACAGCAAAACAATGGGCGGGTTGTCGGTTTTGCTTGATTTCAGTGTGCTTAGGCTTATAGCCATGTCATTGCTCCAAATATTACAAGAACGAGCGCTACCCCGAAGGCCAGCGTCAGCCCCAGTGCCAAGCCCCGCTTGGGGCGGTAGTCGCGCTCCATTACAGCCAACCAAAAAGATGCGCCGTTAGCGCAAGCGGCAGGACTGCGGCCCACGCGAATAGCCCCGCGAGAACGGCGAGCAGAATGCCCGCCCTAAAGAGTGTGTACATAACGTCCTCCATGCGCCCCGCTGCCATTGGCAACGGGGCGGGGTTTCCGATCCCCAACCTTGAACTTGTTTTCCATCACGCGGATCCCATGGTTTTGGTGCGCGCCGTAAGCGTAAACGGCACTACATTGCCCGGCTCCGGCACCTCGTCTTCATCCGGACCGTCGTATTCATCGTCGTCGTCAAGCAGCCGCAGCTCCAATTCGTGGAACTGCATCGTTGCCAGACTAGGCGCGACGCGGATTTGCACAAGCGATCCTTGAAAGCCAAGGACGATGCCGAACACGTTGGTGTTCATCTTGTGCTCGACGACGTCGCCAACCTTCAGGCAATCGCAATCGGCGCAGCGTCCGTTATTCATCTTCGCCCCCTTCATCCGGCTCCAGATCGGCCGCAAAAAACCATTCGCGGTCGGGTTTTCCCTTGTGCAAAAACTCCACGTAATAGGCACGCGGCCCGGTGCGGAATTCGCTACGGCCGACGATACGGCCGGTCAAAAGAACGGCGTCGCCGATATCGAATTCGGGCGTTTCTGATGTGGTGGTCATGCCGCCAACTCCCCGTGAATGCTCGCGATGCGCGGCATGCTAATGTGGACCGGATAGCAGTCTGTTGAACAGAAGCCGTGGAAAGTGAGCTTGCGAACAATGGTTTGTTGAGTTGACGGCTGCGGTGCGCGATTCCGGGCGGTAGTTGGCCGATAGCCAAGTCGGCGTATGGGCGCGGGCCTGGTTCGGACCATAGCGCTGCTTTTCATGGTGTATGCTCCGGTAGTGTGGTGGGGCGCCGAAAATCATACGGCTGCTTTGGGACAAATCCGTTATATGCGTTTTCGCATTTTAAGTCAAGGCTAAAATGTAACCGCGGAACTTTATTGAGGCGACGCGCTTTATATGCGATAACGCATTAACAAAGGAGAGGTAAAATGATGATCGCAGATAAAATCCGCGCCCTGCGCGATTCGTTGGGGCTAACGCAGCCCGAACTGGCGCGCCGCGTTGGCGCCGACCCGTCGCTGGTATCCCGATGGGAGGCCGGCAAGCAGAAGCCGAACGCTGAGCGCCTGTCGCGCCTTGCGGACTTGGCCGGCGTGCCGATGCGCGAATTTATACACGGCAAGGCGGCAAGCGCGGCGCGGACGTTCCGCGTCATGGGCGAACTATGCGCCGGCGAATGGCGCGCGCCGTGGCCCGCGGCGCAGCAGTATGAGGTAACGCTTGCCTTGCCGCCCGGCGTCAATCCGGGGCCGATGCGCGGGTATGTCGTGCGGGGCGGTGGCGCGTATCCGGACGGCACGATTGTGTTTGTTGCGCGCGCCAAGCCGGCCGCGGGGCAAGCCGTTGTGGTGCGGCGCGGCGGCGAGGCGATGCTGGCGGTTTGGCCCGACGTAGTGCTTGGCGCGGAGCTTGCGGGCGTTGTGGCGTTTTCCTTCCGGATAGAGACCTGAGATGCGCGTATTTTTTTGTTGCAATTATATGCGAAAACGCATATATAGGGTGGTGGAACGATAGCGGAGAACAGCCATGACCGCCTCCAACGACAGCGCCCCAACCGGCAAAGTCTACACGCTGGACGAAGCCGCGGCCCACATGCGGATGACGAATCGCGGCATCGCCAAAGTCGCCAAGCGGCACGGGCTTTGCATGGTTCGCGGCCGCAACATCCTGTTTACGGAACAAGACATTGAAGCAATAAAGGACGCGATGCGATGCCCCTCACCCTCAAGCTCCGCGGCAAAGTCTGGTGGGTCCGTGGCACCGTCCACGGCAAAACTATCTATGAGTCTAGCGGCGCTTACTGCAAAGAAACCGCCGAAGCAATCCGTTCGAAGCGCGAAGCGGGCCTGATAAGCGACCACGTTTACGGCCCGAAGGCCACGCGCACTTTTGCCGAGGCGGCAGAATCGTATTTGAAGGCCGGCGGCGATTCGCGCTTTATCGGCGGGTTTGACGACGACGGCGCGCCGAACGGGTTGCTGGGCCATTTCTATGATACGCGCCTGATGGATATCAAGCAGAACGATTTGGATGAAGCCGCGCGCGTGCTGTATCCGGACGGCCTGCCCGAAACCCGCAACCGCCAGTGCTACACGCCGTTCATTGCGGTTTGGAATCACGCTGCAAAGAACGGCTGGGCCGAAACGCGCAATTGGTCGCGCCCGCGCAAGCCGAAAGGCACCAACGTTGTGCGGATAGGCGCTACCCGCAGCGGCACAGCGCCGGTTGAGTATGAGCGCGCCGCGGAATTCGTGGCCGCAATGTCGCCTGCGCCGGCCATGCTGATGGCGTTCCTGTTTTTCACTGGCCTTCGCCCGATCGAGGCTTTCGCGCTCGACGGGGCCGACGTTGATCTGCGCAAGCGATGGGCCGTGGTTCGCAAGTCCAAAACCGGCGAGCCGCGGGGCGTGCCTATTCATTCGTGGCTGGCCGAATGGTTGCCGCCGCTGGTGGAGCGGGCGCGGGCAAGTGAGGACGGAGCGCTGTTCAAGACGCCACGCGGCTTGCCCTACGGCGCGGTGCAGGAAGGCGGGGGCGGGCTTAAGTCGGCGATCAATGGTGCGAGGCGGCGGACGGGGGTTATGGACGTTAGCCCATACACGGCGCGCCATACGTTCTCGACGGGGCTGGTCGTTGCCGGGGTGCATCCGCACATCAAGGACCAAATCCTGGGGCATGCCGCGGATAGCATGTCGCGGCACTATACCAATGTGCCGCAAGCGCCGCTGATTGCGGCGGTGGATATGCTTGATGTGGGTGCGTTCGCTGCGTTGCAGTGGGTTGACGCGCCGCAGGAGTGGTGGGGGCGGTTGGCCGTTGGTGCAGGGCGAGGGACTGATTTGGAGGAGAAGAAAAATGCGGGTTGAAACGATTGGCGACTGCACGCTTTATCTAGGCGATTGCCTGGAAGTCATGCCGACGCTTGGCAAGGTGGATGCTGTGGTGACGGATCCGCCGTATGGGATTGACGTTGCGAAAACTGGAAAAGTTGGCAAGCCCAACAAGGCTGCTGCCAAGGATTACGGCGCTTTCGATTGGGATGCGGAAACGCCAGAGCAAGAGATCATTGATCTGATGCGCGCTATAAGCGACCACCAGATTATTTTCGGCGGCAATTATTTCCATCTTCCACCGACGCCTTGCTGGCTGGTTTGGGATAAACAGAACACGGGGCGTTTTGCCGACTGCGAATTAGCTTGGACAAATCTGGATAAAGCAGTCCGTCGCATTTACTGGCGCTGGAACGGAATGATCCGTAAGGGCGATGACGTGCGCGAACACCCGACACAAAAGCCCGAAGGCGTCATGGAATGGTGCTTAACCCACATACCAGGTGCACAAACCATCCTCGACCCCTTCATGGGCAGCGGCACGACCGGCGTTGCTTGCGTCAAAGCTGGCCGCAAGTTTATCGGCATCGAGCGCGAGCTGTCTTATTTCGACATCGCCTGTCGCCGTATTGAAAAGGCTTACGCCCAAGGTGATATGTTCGTCGCGCCACCAGCCAACAATAACGCGCCGCCCACACCCGACCTATTCGGAACGCCCTGACAACCCGAATCCCCGCTTAGGCGGGGATTTTTCTTGCCCCAAATCCACTGTACGGATTTCGTACGCATTGCCCCGTTTTCAGGCCCATTTTCACGCTTTTTCTTCGTGTTTTTTAGGGCTGTTTTATGCCTAACCCATTGATTTTATTACACATTGCCCCTGTCAAGCATACCCTTACCAAGGGAGTGCTTTAAAATGTGAAACGCTTACTGTGAAACGTGTTCAGCCAGCCGGTCCAACGGCACTGTACGGATATCTTTTCTGGGGGGGTATAAACCATGAAGCTGCGTGAAATGTGTGAAGCCATCGCTGCCGCCGCCCGAAAATAAAAATGCGAAACCGCTTTTTATTTGTTGACGTGATATGCGAAATCGCATATTACTAAAAACAGCGGGCGGCCAAGAGGTCATCGAAACCCAGTAGCTTAACGCCGCCCGCTACAAAGGAGACACAGAATTCCAGAATTGCGGGCGGCCACCCACACATCGAAACCCAGCACGCCTTCGCCGCCCGCAACACCAACACGAGAGATTAGCAGGCGGCCAGCAGCTTGTCGAAACCCAACCGTCCGCCGCCGCCCGCTAACACCAAAGTTTCCCGAGATACGGGCGGCCATGGCGATCACGAAACCCTCTAGTCCGCCGCCGCCCGCAACCAACCAAAGGACCGACACCATGACCGCAGCACGCAAGCACGTTACAGCCGCTAGGGATGTTTCGCTTCAATCAATCGCCGCCCGCCTGCTAGGCGAGGCCGGAGGCGACATAGGCAGGGCCGCGACGATGTTCGTGAACTACGCCAACAGCATCCCGCGCTATCGCGACGAAATGATGATGGTCGCCGCGAAGGCGCTACTCAACCAAGTGCCCGGCGCAATGCGCGCCACGATCCTGCGCGAACGAACGGGAAGCACCGTGCGCGCCACGCCGTACCGCGAGCCGGAGGCTGCAAAGGCGGCTAGGGCGCGAATGATGGGCGCGGGGCGCAACGCCATAAAATCGGCGCTCATGGGAATGCCTTACACCATCGGCGGGCTATCCAAGCCGCTACGCGATTGGTCGGGCGGCGAGATTGCCGCGCACGGCGAGACGCAGCTTGCGACAGGCTCGACGGCGGTTCGCAACGCGCGCTATCTGATCGCGGTCGGAACCGCCGCAGGCGCTAAGAAGATCGGCGAAGCGCTGGACGGCAGCGAAGTTGATCGGCTTTACAAGCAAGCCATGGAATCCGCTGTTTGACGGCGGTAGGGCGCGGCCACGACAAGTGCGTAACCCCTGGCTTGACCGCCGCGCCCTAGAAATTTGCTTGTCGGTGCCAGCACGTTATCGAAAACCGCGCGGCGCACGCGCCCGACAAGCAAAGCCTAATTGCAGATATCCCGCACGCCACTAGTCGTGCGCTCCATCTGCAAACCCCAAGCGAAGTCGGGCGGCCCAGGTCGCCCCGAAACCCACGCCCTTCTTGCCGCCCGACTTCGCTAACCATCCGAAACACGCGGCCACTTTGCCTCCGAAACCCATTAACGGCGCGCCGCTAAAAAAGGATAAAAGTCATGTTTGACGCAGCACCAATGAACCCGGCGGAACTTGCCGCCATGGTAGAGCACACGCAAGAATACAGCACAAAGGGGGAGCGCGCTCGCGCCCGAAGTGTTAAGCGCAGCGCAAAACCAGAAGTCAATCGCCTTCGACGCATTCAAGAGAATGTCGAATCATCCAGCTTTCACGAATTCCCGGAAGCGGCATATCACTCGCCGCAATCCAAAGCGCCTGCGCCTCTTTCGGGAACACCCACGACCAGTCAGGCCAGGTCTGATTCGGAACCCATACTCACGACGCCTGACTGGTCAACCGGCCACATCACGCTAGGCCCATACGATCCCGAGCCCATCGCCGAAATTGTCGCCGAGATCGTGAGTCTGCACCGCCTGCGGCAAGGCATGATCAAGGCGCAAACGAAGCTCAAGTTGCAAGGCATGGCGTCGATCCGGTTCATGACGCAAACCGATGACGACTTCGCCAGCGACGAAGCCAAGGAAAAGGCGCGCAAGCGGGCCGATGACCTTTACCGGCAAGTCGTTGACGATCCGGCGCACCCCATGCACGCCAACGTCGCGCCCTATCTGCAAGCCATGGGGCCGCTCGACGCACAACGCGCCCTTTACGAGAAAGAACTTGTGAAAGCCGCCAAGCGCCTGCCCGTTTACGAATGGGTGAAAAGCGTCAAGGGATTTGGCGACATTAGCTTCGCGTCAATCGTGGGCGAGTGCGGCGATATCGGCACATACAAGTCTGTCAGCGCCGTATGGAAGCGGCTAGGGCTTGCCGTTGTTGGCGGCAAGCGGCAGGGCGCTCCCGGCCTTGGTGCCACGGCGGAGGATTGGATAGCGCACGGCTACAATAGGCAGCGCCGGTCCATCAGCTACGTGGCGCGCGAGCATGTCATCGGCGGAATGGGTAAGTGGCGGCCCGCCATGGGCGGCGATCTTGCCGACGCGACCTACTATCAGCGCGTTTATGCCGAGCGCGCCAGGTATGAAGCCGAAAAGCTCGGCTTGCCCGTCACGGAAAGCGCAAAAGGCAAGGAAAGCTACAAAAAGCACGTTTCAATGCGCGCCCATCGCTACGTTGAAAAGCGCCTGCTTAAGCACCTCTACATCGAATGGCGTCGCGCCTAACGGCGTGTCGCAGGCGGGCGGCCATTGAAAAAGCGAAACCCTTTCGTTTGCCGCCGCCCGCCTTTTCAGATTGCCCGCCGGGCCGCACGCGCTACCCCGGCCCCATGTAGCTCCCAGCAAACCGCCCGCCTCACAAGCGGGCGTTTTTTATGCGTTATCGCATATTTTGTTGTTGACTTGATATGCGATAACGCATAGGGTTTAGATACGAACAACGGGAGCAAGACGATGACCATTATAACTGAACGCATCGCCAAAATCGAAAGCATCGCGCTCAAGTCCGGCGCTCACGACGATATCGCCCACGGTGCCTGTGTGATGGAAGCGGTAGCTTTCGTCGCTGGCGAGCCATGGACCGATCATCCCGCATGTGCCTGCCCGGCCATCGGATCGTTCCTGCGCAACTGGAACGACAATCTGCCAGACGACAAACGGAATGAACTCTTGCGCCCCTTGGTCCCGCGCCTCGTCGGTACGCGCGGCAGCAAGGCGCTTGAACACCGCCGCGCCCTCATGTGCGCTGATTGGTTGGTGTGCGTCAATACACCTGCATGGCTGAGACTGGCAAATCTCGATGCCCATGCCGACGCGCTGGCGTCCCTGCCCGAGATTACTGACATGGCGCAAGTGCCATCAATCCGGCCCGCTCTAGGGGCTGCGGCCGCCGCTGCGGACGCCGCTGTGGCCGCCGCTGGGACCGCCGCTGCGGACGCCGCTAGGGCCGCCGCTGGGGACGCCGCTTGGGAAGCCGCTGCGGACGCCGCTTGGGCCGCCGCTGGGACCGCCGCTTGGGCCGCCGCTAGGGCCGCCGGAGCGGACGCCGCTTGGGACGCCGCTGGGGCCGCCGCTAGGGCCGCCGCTAGGGCCGCCGCTTGGGACGCCGCTAGGGCCGCCGCTGCGGACGCCGCTTGGGACGCCGCTGCGGACGCCGCTGCGGCCGCCGCTGCGGACGCCGCTTGGGACGCCGCATATGAAGCCGCCGCTAGGGCCGCCGCTGGGGACGCCGCTTGGGAAGCCGCTGCGGACGCCGCTGCGGCCGCCGCTGCGGACGCCGCTTGGGACGCCGCTGCGGCCGCCGCTGGGGCCGCCGCTGCGGACTCCGCTTGGGCCGCCGCTAGGGCCGCCCTAGCCCCCACCGTCGAGCATCTTCAGCAATCCGCACTCGATCTCGTCAATCGCATGATCGAAGTAGCGGACTAAACGACGGCCACGCACTATTTTTTGGAGCCAATCATGACCGGCAGACAAGCATACGACAGCGAAATAAACACAGCCTACTTCAACGCCCGCGTTCACGGCGAGCCGGCCGAGGCGCGTATCATGGGCATCCTGCGAGGCGGCTTTCTTCACAAAAGCGTTTTCTACGCCCACGCAGGACCGGCGCGCGGGGTTGTCCATGCGCCCGCCGCCGATCTTGACGAACTGCGTGTGCACGGGGAGGGGGGACGATGAACGCCGTTAGCGCCGCGGCATATCGCGCGCGGTTCAGCGAATACGACCGCCAGCGCATTCTTGCCGACAAGGATCGCGGCGAGGAATTCTTTCGCAAGCATAGCGCGCCGTTCGACGTAATCGTGCGGTCGGCGCTTGATGCCGACATCGTTGTACGCGCCCGCAAGGAGGCTATCGATGTTTGACCTAGCAGCAATCCGCCAAGCCCTGCGCGACGACAAGATGGGATACCTCGCTGGCGTGATCGCCGGCCCGATTCTCTACCTCGGCTTTCAAATCGCGCTGATGTTGTAGGCAAATATACAACAATGCCTTCTTATTTTTGCAAATAAGCCGCCGCAATAAAGCCATACTTGCTTTGCGGCGGCACTAGCGTTTAACGTCGAATCAGGTGCTCGACAACCTTAGCGAGCCGCCTGAGTAGTTGCGTAAAAAAAGCGCAAAATTGCGCATGTCATATGGCTATACAAGCGCAACCTGCTTGCGGGCCGCGCCCCGTATCCGCAAAGACCCGGAAACGGGGCGGCGCTCGGCGTCGGTTTAAGCCGCCAGCGCTTCCATCACGCCACGGTCCAAGTCGTGTAGCATTCCTACATTCCACACCGTGGCGTCTGCGGCCCCGCTACCGGCTTCGCTGATATGCCCGCCCGATATGCCGCCCCGGCCTTCGATGGCTATCACGCGCCCGCCCAGCGCCCGCACGGCGGAGTTCTCGTTGGGGAAGCGGCAATCGTCCACTGCAACGCGGCCACCTTGGCGAATAACGCGCGCGGCTTGCGCGCTCCATATATCAACCCAAAAGTTTGGACCGATGCAATCGCGCCCCCATTCTGTACCAAGCGCCTGCATAGCGTGCCGTGGGGTTTTGCCTTGTAGCAGGACGCAAGGGGCCTCCTTCAAGTTCCCCTCGATTTCGGCGTCGTCTAGGCCGATGGCGCGCATCATGTCCTTTAACGGGCCTGCGAACCGCACGCGGGTGTAGCCGTGGCGCTCCACAAGGTAAGCCGCCGCGGTAGACTTGCCCGCTTGAGCGCGACCAGTGAAGGCGACAACGGCTGGCAGGTTGTCGTTGGAGGGTTCAAATGCGTGGGCTGCGCAGGGGGGTGTGGTCATTGGGTGGGCTCCTTCTCGCGTTCCTTCACAGGCACCTTCGGCTCTTCCGGCCCCGTCCCGCGGTAACCATCAGGGTCCGTCAAAATGGCGCGCGCAAACCCCAGATGGTCGCTGACAAGCGGGCGGAAGCGCCGCGCGAAAAAAGGCGGGTCGTCGTAGCCGTAAGAGGGACACGCGCCGCGCTCTACGCCCACAAGACGCACGCCGATGTATTCGCCGTCCACGTAGGACTTGTAAGGGCCGACCCAACGAAGGGTGTAGACTTCGCCCTCCTTGATGCCTTGCGGGTTCGACACATACTTGAATTCTGCGTCGATGCAGACGACTTGCTGGCCGGTGTGGAAGTGGTAGGTCATTTGCCGGTCCCCGTGCTAGTCATGACGTGCCAGATATCGCGCCAGTCTGCCACTTGGCGCGTTGTGTCGCGCGCGCCTTCGATCCCGCCTAGTACGGCACCCAAAGCCGCGATGGGCGCCGCCACCAGAACGATAATGACCGCAAACAACCACGCCATCGGTATGCGCAACCACGGCGATTTAATGCTCCACAGATTCCATTTAGCCCGCATTGCCTTCCCCCCTTGCCAACATCCAAAACGCCATGAGAAATTCGTCTTCCCCGCGATCCGGCTCCCAAAATTCCAGGGTGACGCGAAGCGGGTCGTCGTGGTTTGCGTGCCACACCATGGGCCGCATGTTTTGCCGGATTTCGTCGGCAAGGATTCGCTCGTCGGCCTCGTGGACTTCGTGCGGCATATCGGGCGGCAAGCCGTACCGCTTGCAGATCGCGGCCATAACGCCCGCCTCCGCGTCCTTGTACCCCGCCAGGTGTTGTTTAAGCGGGCGCGGCACGTCGGCAACGTAAGCCTCCGCCGCGTCGTGCATCAGTCCCCACAAGGCAACGCGGCGACCGTACCGCGGGCGGAGCCATCGTGCTATGCGGACGCTGTGCTCGGCGACGCTGTAGAAACGAAGCACATGGCCGCCATATCGACATTGGTGCGCCAAGGCGTGCGCAATGTCCTCGATATGGACTTCATCCGGGTGCGCGTCCAGCGGCCAAAACTCCCGGCCGCTGAAGGTTTGCATGAATGCGCCGGGGCGCTTACAGGATGCCGCAGATGGGTTTGCGGCTTCACAAGTCAACATCGAAAGCCTCCAATTCAGCAAGGCCACGAAACCGCGTTCGGCCGACATTGTGATCCAGCGAAACATGCCAATGGCCGTGCACCCATAAGCGCGGCTGGTGGGTTTCAAGCATTCGCTGCAATGCGTGCCGCGTGCGGCTGCCGTCCTCGATTTTGCGCATTCGAAAAGCGGCGAGTATCGACGCCGCGATTGATTCCGGCGCTTCGTGCGTGATGACGATTTCCGGCTTGATGGCTGCGTATTCGTCAATCATGCGCTCAAGTTCTGCGTAGCTGCATTCTTCGTCGGGCCACCAATCAAAGCCCTCTGTTCGATAAGCGCGGTCAATGCTAACCGCGCCGCCGAGGCAATAGACGCCATCGACAACCGCGCCGTCCGCGATGCAATGAGGGTGTGCCACGCAGTCGGCGGGGTTGTCGTGGTTGCCCCTAATGAACAGGTGGCGCCCTTCCGACATAGCGTTGAAAGGAGGGTTGCCGGATATGGTGATTTCGCCGCCGTACAAGCGCCGAAACCCGACGCCCATATCTCCGGCCTGTATGCTAAACGACACGTCGCGGATTAGCTCGCGGTAGGGCCTAAACTTCCCGTGAACGTCGCCGATAATTCGGATGGCTTTCATTCGCAACTCATCCCCCCAGTTGCCGGGCGCGGTGCATGATACTAGATGCCTCCGGGTTGTCACGGCTAACGAAGGAATCTGGGATACTGCCGGATACATAACAGTTGTACGGCGTTACCGCTTTAGGCGACCCCATAGCGGCCTGCGCACGGCCCGCCGGCATAAAGCGCATATTTAACAATGCGTCGCGAAACGCATGGTAATGTTCGCTTGAGTCTTTGAGAGAAGACGCAATTCTGCCCATCGCGTCACGGAAGGTTTCGTGCGGCAATCGGTATTTTTCCGCATGAATCTGGTCGCTGTAAATTGAGATAGGTCCGTACATTTTTATTCCTTAGATTGTGTTGTCGTTAGTAGCATGCCAGCCGCCGACCATGCCGGGAGACAGCGTGAGCCGCGCCACTTCGCCATGCCGCTTGCTGTACGTGATGACCTTCGCGCTACGGCCCGATATCCAGCCGCCGTTGGACGCATAAGCGTCCGGCGCGGCAAGCGTTTCGTGCCGTTCGACTTTCATCAGGTTGGTGGATCGCAGCTCGTCCGAATGCAGGTGGCCAAGGTGCGCGTAGCTGAATTTCGTCTTGCCGTACATTTCACGGAACTTGCCCGCGAAAACGGAATCGACGTTGCCGACCTTGCGCTTGTGGCCGTGGTGCACGAACAGCGAAACGTCGCCATGCTGATATCCGTAATATGTGCTTGACGAACTATCGACTGTCACGCGCGGCTCGTCGTCATAGAACGCGGCGAACATTTCCCGAAGCCACGCCTCGCTCGCCGGGTCGTGGTTGGCATCGGCCATGATGATGTGCACGTGGCTGTGCTTCTTAAGCAGCATCCCCACCACGCGCCGTAGCGTGCGAATGACTACCCTGATGACCTTCGGCAAACGGCTATCCGCGTCAAGGATGTGGCCACTGGTCGGCGTCTTCGATTCAAAGCCGTCGTAGTGGAGCAGGTCGCCGATCTGCGCAAAGATCGCTGTGTCGGCCGCCGGCGCAAGGTCGATTGCTGCCGCGAACCAATCAAGCAGAAGCTTTTCCGCGATATCCAGATCGTAATCCGCGCCGGTTTCTTCGCGCCATGACAGCATCCCAAAGTGGGCATCGGTCACGGCGTACAGGTTGAGAAGTTCCGCCTCCGTGTTGCTTGGCGTGGCAACGGGCGACGCACGCGGCAACTCGTCCCGAAACCCCGCGGCTGCGGCTCGCATTGCGACAAGCGCGGCCTCGTAGCTGGGCTCGCTGATCATCCACCCGCCGACGCGCCGACCTTCGCCGTCAAGGTAAGCCGAATCGCGCTTTAGCGCGAAGCCTTCCGGCATGATGTACGGCTCGGCCTCGCCCGCTTTTTGCTGTATATACTCTTTTTGCAGCTTCCCGTACGCGTCGCGCACGGCCGTGGTTTTGCTAAGGCGGAAGCCGGGCAAGACCGGCTTTGTGCCAAGCAACCCGCGCGACGCGGCCATGCGGATGTGGTGGCCTACGGTCCAATCCGACACGCCAAGTTCGGCGGCCGCTGCGATATTGGAAGCATGCCTGCCGCGCACCTCAACGGTGCGAAGCAGGGTCTTGTTTTCGATGGGGGGGGTCACCTGCCACCCCCGAACCGAACGCGCGGCGGCAACCCAATGGCCTCCGGCGCGTGCAACGACAAAAACTCGTGGATTGCGTCCAGTGGCGTATGAAACCCGATGTGCCACATGCCGGTTATTACGCCCGTAACTATCGCAACGATTTCATACTTGCCATCGGCTACGCGGTACACGCCGCCGCCGCTGTTGCCTCCGACAATGTTCGGCGTAGCGCGCATGTACTCCACGCCGTCGCGCGGCCAATCTATTGTTTCGTATCCGCCGAATCGCCCATCAGTTAGCGTAAGTCGCTGTCCGGCGGGATAACCCACGACAAACACCGGCTCGCCGAAAACAAGGTTGGCATTCAGGGGCGCAATTGCCGCGGTTTGCGCGAAGTGCGTCTGCTTATCCTTCAGTTCAAGCAGAGCAACGTCGTGCTTGAAGTGACGCGCGCGGACAGTGGCGACGTGCGAATCATAGCGCACAACGCGGTTGCTCTGGTATTGCGGCAGGTCAACGCGCTGCTCGCGCCCCGGCTTTGAAATGCAATGCTTCGCGGTAAGCACGAGCGTCGTGACTTCTCCGCTTTCCTTGTCGCGGTCGGACCATATCAGCGTGCCGCTGCAATTGCCGTTGATCTGCGCCGAAACGCCGAACATTTGGGTTTGCATTGCGTCGAGATCGGCGGCGTAAGCGGGCGCGGCCATTAGCAGCGCCGCAGCTAGTAGCGTGTACTTCATTGTGTCAGTCCCCGTGGTGGTGGGTGGTGGTGGCGGCGCTTCGCGCACTTGCTGTTATTTCGACTATATGCGTTTTCGCATATTTTGTCAACAAAAAAAGCCCCCTTGCCGGTTAGGGCAAGGGGGCAAGGGTCTCGCGCGGAAAGACCGAACGCGCGAGGGGACTTCGTGGCGGCGTTGGCCGCTATATCGGAATGAGACGGTGTAGCATGGTTAGCTTGTATTGAACATAAGCCGCGCAGCCGAGAACGTCAAGCGAAAACGCATATTTTTTAGATCGAAAAAACCCGGCGAAAAAAATCCACTACTAGATCCTTGGAGCTATAAAGCGTCGCGCCAAAAAGCGCGCCTAACGTTGTAAGCGTCCCCGCAACAGCGTAGCCCTGCGTGCGCATCCTACGCAGAGCCTCGATGTCGGGCTCCATCGCTTCGACCTTTCGCAGCGTCGCGTGGCCCTCCGTGTGTGTCTGCTCAACTTTATGCTCAAGCGTATTAAGCCTGGCATGAACGGCATCGCGACTTTCGTCGGCTTTTATTTCGCTCGCAGTCATGCGCGCCGACATGGCGGTGCGGGCCTCGTCGGCCTTCGCCTCCGATTTGCCTACCGCTACAATCAAAGCGTCAAGCTTGCCCTCGATGTTTCCAATTGAGCGTTGGATATTATCATTCATAAGCTAACTCTTCCGAAAGTTTGTGACGCCGATAACGCCGAAAATGGCAATGACGATCAGGCCGGCCCATTCATCCAGCGGGGCGGGGAGAGCGGCGATGGACCACGGCTGCGGATAGGCGCAACCGGCGCACCAGAAGATTGAATAGACGATGACGGCGGCCCACCATACCGCCAGCGGCACGGCGAAAATCAACATCAACCACTTGCCGCCGCTGTTCATCCAATCGGCGCGCTTCGCATAATGCGCTTTGATGATGTCCGCCTTCAGCGCCTCGCGGTCGGTTTGCGCCGTGATGCGCTTGTCCACCGTCGAAAGCACGCGGTCCAGAATGCCGCCCGTTAGAAAGCGGAGGATGGCGGCGATCATGTTGACCAGCCCAGGCGCTTGGCAACGGCGTAAGCACCCTCGACGATTGCCGCGAATAGCGCCCCTACCGCAACGGCAATCTCGCGCTCTAGCTCGGGGTCGTTGAGAATAACGCCCACTTCAGCGTTGCCCATCAGCCCATACGCGACAAGCACGCCGGAAAGATACCGCAGTGCTATGCGAACAATTACGCCAGTCATGACTTGCCCCCGAATAGTTTACTAAGGATAGACGCAAGAATGGCCCAGAAGCCGCCTGTCGGCCCGCTGGGCGGCGCTACCGTAGGTGCGGGCGCAACGGTCGCCTTGCCGTAGCCTGCCGTCTGTAGCGCCGCGAGGAAGTCGCGATGGTATCCCGCGATAAGGTCCGCTTTGTCCGTGCCGTTTACGATGCGCCGCGCGTTCACGGGATCGTTGGTTGTGGCGCTGAAATAGTCGGCAAGCTTGCGGCTTGTAAACCATCCTTCCGCCATGCCCGCGTAAAGGATTGGCGCGGCATAGGCGGGGCGCAAGGCGAGGTCGGGTTTGCCGATCAGATCGATACCGAGAAGCTTGCCCGCCAAAGCGTAATTGCGCCGGCCCGTGATTTGCACGAAACCACGGCCGGCATACTTCGCGCCATCGCCGGGGTTTGTGTTGCCGAGCACGCGCGCCACGTGCGGACGGTTGCCTCGGATATCGTACATGCGCGTGAAATAAGCCGTGCCGCCATGTTCCTTGATAGGCTGCATGGTGCGCGCCGTTTCGTGGATCGTGGTCGCGAGGCAGTACGCAAGTTGGCGCACGTCCATACCCGCGGGCGCGGCGTCAAGCAGCGCGTCCATACCCTCGACCTGTGCTTGCGTTAGCGCGCCGCCAAAAGGGCGCGCGCGAACGTTCGCGAAAAATACATCGCGCTTCATGGCAATCTCCTTTAAATTAAGTGCTAAGCCCCATCGAGCGCGGGCTGCTGAATTGCGCGGGCGCGGCGGGTGCATTGGCGGGCGAGTTGGGTGCAGGGGTTGCTGTGGCGTCGCCGCCCTGCGCGCCGCTGCCAGATGCGCTCTTGCTGCCCGACGCGCCGTCGTAAAGCTTCATATCAAGTTGCGTGCGGTATCCGGCGCTTTTGCTGTAAGTGTGCGTTGCGGTTTCGATAACCCACGGCACGCCGTCAAGGCCGGGGCGGATGCCGTCGAATATCAGCGGCACGCCTGCGGTAATGGCTGTGTTGCCCGCCACGGCCACGCTGGCGCTACCCTCGCCGCGCTTTAGTTGGCGCGCCTTGGACTCGGCGGCCTTTTCCGCTTCGGATGGGTCCGCGAAAGGCTCGGGAATGCGGTAAACCGCGTCACCTTCCGGGTCGCCGTCAACCTCAATTTCAACCCGCTCGGCTTTGTCGCGGTCCTGATAGTAGGCCGCCACTTTGCCGAACGTGCTGCGGTCGTTGAATTCGAACGAAAGGCTGCCGACGATCACCAGCGGCGGCGTGATGATGATCGCGCCCATAGGCGCGCCGGATGCGGATTCGCCGCTACCGCGCTCGCCGAAAACAAGGTTTCCGTCCTTGACCGTGAACAGCGCATTGTGCCGCCGCGCCAGCCGCTCCAAAAAGTGAATCGGCGTTTCGTTCTCCTGCGCTACCCACTTGTAAGGATGCGACGCGATGGATTCCGCGACCTTCGCCGAAAGCCCGGCTTCGCCCGCTATCTCCTCGACAATCTCGCCAAGCGTCTTGTCTTCGAAATGCCGCTCCGATGGCTCCTTTAGCTTGCCCTTGCGTAGATCGGCGGCCTTGCCGTTTATGGCGACGCTGTAGGGCAGGCACTTGGCGTTGATTTGGTCAACGGTAAACCGCCCCATTTCACGCACGCCGCCCTCGCGATACCCGAGGGAAGGAATAACGATTGCGCCCTTGCTTGGAAGGGCAAGAAAGTCGGGCGGGCCGTCGTTCAGCATGGCGTCGAACGTGTCGCTGCTAATGCCCTCCTTGTCCACGATTGACAACGATATTAATCGCTCATAAAAAGCGCCAGCGACGGGCGCGCCGTCAACGGTCAATTGGACAATTGGGTGCATATCAATCCCACAAACTGACGAGCTTCAGGGCCGCCGCACGCGCCGCGATAACGGGAAGTACAAGCCGCGTGGCGAACGGCAAAACCGGGCCTAGCGCGGCAACGCCGGGATTGGCGGCAAGAACGGATTCTGTGACTTCGCGCGTGCGGCCGTAGTGGCGCCAGCAAACGAGGTCAACGGTTTCGCCCTGCCGTGTGGTGTACGTTGTGGCCATGGAATCACCCAAACAGTTGCAAGAACGAACCCAACGGCGAATGCCCCGGCGCCGCGCCGTCGTAGCGCATTAGCTTGATCGAATAAGCGTTGCGCCGCGCTTCGCCGCGCGCGTCGATAAAGCTGCGGTCTTCCTCGACGCCGTGAATTGTAAAATACCCGTAGATATTGCCCGCGCTTGCGCCGCCCGAAACAAACATCAGCGGCTCGCCCGCATTCGCGGCGGCAATGATGCCGTCAAGGCTTGCCTGCCCGCCGAATTCCAGCGGGAACAACACGCCCTTGATTGTGACTTCCTCACGCTCCGGCCCCGTCCATTGCTGGCCGTTTAGCGCCTGCGCGACTTCGATATCGGCCCACGGCGTAACCGTGCGGCGTTGCAGGCCGTCGTAGCCGAAGCCCATCGCTTCGAAGGCAAAAGGCCCTAGGGCCATTGAAACAGGGCCGGACATTGCGCTACCTTTAAGCTTGACATGGAATGCGAAAACGCATATTACTAAAAACAGCGGGCGGCCAGGCACTGGTCGAAACCCACAAGCCGCACGCCGCCCGCAGCCGTTTTTTAAGGAGAAGGTTATGCTTAGATTAACGAAAGCGCTTTACTTGGTCGCGGCATTAATTGCCACTACACCCGCTATCTCGCAGCCGGCTCGCGATGTACTTCTCACAAGTGTGGCAGTTGAGTGGGTCACGGCGAATTGCCCAAACGAAACAGTCGATCCTTTTGTCGAGATGTTCACTACAATAATCATTTTGAGCACCCATCCCGACCGACTAGCAGAGATGCGCGATTTTATGCGCGACGCCGTCAAAGAAAACTTTGGCGCCGACACAGAATCCTTGTGCGTTTCGCTCAGTAAGATTCTGGATAGCGCTCCCGACTTTTTCTAGTTAAGCCATCACATCCGCAAACGTACCTTCGACCGCGCGCCTGACTTCGTCGCCGATATCGCGCAGGGACTGCCCTGGGCCGCCGGTTATGTAGAACGTGTTATTGTTCGTGATTGTCGCACCCGAAGCGGCCGGGGCGCTTGCCTTGCCCGACGATTGCCCACGAAAGACTTCGTTCGGCGACACGAAGCCCGACCGCCCCGGCGAGAAGATTTCCGGCCCGCGCTCGCCGACCAGATAAGACCCGCCACCCCGAACCGGCCCGCCAGAAGCACGTGCCCCATCAACACCAAAGCCCTCCATTTCCATGGATGACATGGGGGTAGCAGGCGCGCCTGCTACGGGGGCGAGCGCCGCCGTGGCGTCCCCCACCCATTTTAGCATATCGCCGAAGACTGCCTTCATGCCGTTCCATAGGAACTGCATCAGGTTCTTACCGGCGCCGTATAGGTGGAAAGCCCCTTTGCCGACTGCTTCCGCAAACCGCAGTGCCAGGCCGGAAAGCCAACTCACGACGTTGCTGATCTTCGAGATCATTCCATCCCAGAGGCTGTTGACCAGCGCTACGCCGTCCGCATAGAGGTTACCCGACCGGACGTATTGGCCGAAGTCGCTAACCGCCTTCTGCGCCCTGCCGGCGTTATGCACGACGTTTTGCCAGCCGCCGCCTTGCGCCTCAAGTCTGGCGTTGAAGTCGGAAAGCCAATTACCTGCGCGCCCGCCCATCTCGACGACGCGGCGCAGGCCACCGCCCACCTTGGCCCCAAGCGCGTGCCCCCATCCGGCCCATTTTCCGTTGAGATCGTCCACCGGCCCTGTGATATCTTTGAACCACTGCCAGAGGCTCGACACGCCTTCGATCACCGGCTTCAGCGCCGGCATGATCGGCTTCATTGCCCTGACGAACGCGCCCTTGAATGCTTCGAAGGCGACCGTGACGCCGGTCCAATTCTGGTAAATCCACGCCCCGGCCATTCCGAGCCCGACTAGGACCGCACCGACGCCCGTTCCGATCAAAACGACCCTGAGCGCATAGAGTGCGGCCCGGACGAGATTGATCGGGTTGAGGGCCGCAAGCATCGCCCTGCCCAGCGCCCTGGACATTGTGAGCGCCGCAATGCCGATTTCCAGCAGCGCGCCTTTTATGAAGAGCCCGGCGAACTGAAATCCGATTGACGCGACGCGGAAGGCTACGATTGCGGCGGTTAGGCCGACCACAACGGAGGTTACTTGCGGGAAGCGTTGCGCAAGCTCGCTTAAGGAGGTGACAATCGGCCCAATCGCCGCCAGGGCACTATTCAGCCCCGGTAAAAGCGCGTCGCCAATGGATATAGCCAGGTCCGTAATCCGGTTGCGAAACAACTTCACCAAATTTGCAGAAGTCTGCGACCGCAGATCGTATTCTTTTTGCGCGCCCCCGGCATACTCCGCTTTATTGGCTATCAACGCCAAGGTATCGGCAAGCAGGGTGCCGTTCGAAATAAGGGGGCCAAGCGCCCGCGCTTCGTCGCCAAACAGGTCCGTTACCTTAGCGGCGCGGACATGGTCGGGCAGCGCCCGCATGCGCTCAAGCACGTCTTCGATTGTGCCTACCGCATCCTTCTGCATAGCCTTGGCGACTTGGGTTGCATCCAAGCCAAGCGACTGGAACGCGGCCGACTGCCGCTTCGTTGCGGATTCGCCCCGCGTTAGTGCCCGCCCCATGTTTCTAAAGCTGGTTGCGGCAACTTCGGACTGCGCGCCCGATCCGACCATTGCCGCGCCGAACGCGGCCGCCTGTTCCGCGGTAAGGCCGAATTGCTCCGCCTGCGCGCCAACGCGCGAAACCACGTCCAGAATATCAACCGCCGACGCGGCGCTGTTGTTGCCAAGGTGGTTGATAGCGTCGGCAATCGATCCCGTTTCCGCAACCGTAAGGCCGAGCGCCGTTTTCAGCTTGGCAAGCGCCTCGCCCGTTTGTTCCGCGCTTGCATCCCAGGCCACGCCGACCATCGCAGCCATTTCGGCGAAGGGAAGCAATTCGTCAACGCTCAAGCGCGACTGGCCGGCCGCCGCTACAATTGCCGCAATGCCGTCCGCGGCCATCGGCATCTCGCGCGACAGGGCGCGGATATCAAGGCCCATCTCTTTGAATGCGTCAGGTGTCGGAAAATCAACGACTTTCCGAACGTCAGCCATTGCGGATTCAAATTTCATCGCGGCATTGATTGGCGCAGCAAGCCCGCGATAAAGCACGTAGCCTGCGGCAGCAGCTCCAAGAAACTGCCCGCGCATTGCTTCCATACGCGCCGCGTTGGCGGCTGATGCACGCCGCAAACGGTCCAGCGATCCGTTGATGTCGCGGATAGGGCGAGTGACCCGGTCAAGCAGCGTAAGGATGAGTTGAGAGGTTAATCTAGCCATCCTACTTTCCTACCTTTGCCTTCAAGAGGCGAACCGTGGCCTCGTAGTATTGGATTGCCTTTGCAAGCGGCATGCGCTCGACTTCGGATATCGGCGTCGAGCATTCAGCCGCCAAAAGAACAATCAAGCCGGTCCAGTCGTCTCCGGCGTATCCCCGTTTCCCAGCAGCGCCGCCGTCGCTCCGATGACCTGATTGAGGTCGTACATCGATATGCGCTTGATCGCGGGGAGCGGCGTGTCGCTCATCCCCGAAAGGATCGCGAGCATCTTTGACGTCTCGCCCTTTACGGAGTCGGAAGCGGCAACGTCGCCCGCCGTGGCCTCACGGAATGTAAGGCTTTCGACTTTCTTGCCGTCAACTTCAATCGGCGTCCTAAGTTTTACGGTAACGGATTCCATGTATCACCCCAGGTTAAGCGGGGCGCCATTGCGGCGCCCCTTGTTTATTAGAGAAGCATTGCGGAGCGAATGCCCGCGTACTGCGAAACGCCGCCGATCAGGATGTCGAAATCATCCATTTCAATCAGCGGCTCGCCGTCGATTTCGAGCTTGTAGTAATTGACGGAAACCATGAGGTCGTTTTCGGCAAGATCGCCGGGCTTCCAAGTGCCGGCGTCGGCCTGCTTCAAGAAACCGCGAATGGTCATGACGGCGGAATGTTCCGTGCCGTCCTCGTCAACCAGCGCGCCCGTGATCATAAACGGGTTTTCCACGCCAGGCTTAAGCCCGAACAGGCGCATGATTGCCGGGTCCATGCCGGGCATCTTGAAGCTAAACTCAAGCTTCTCGTATCCAAGCTTGACTTCGCGCGGCTTGATCATGCCGCTGTTGCGCATTTCTTCGAGCTTGTCTTGCGGCACGGGCGGCGTGATATCGCCGATCTGGCCAATGTAGCTTTCACGGTCTGCCCAAAGCGTGCAGTTCCGCAAAAGGTAGCGGGGAAGTTCCGACATTGTATGTCCTTGCGGGGTGCGGGTGCGCCGGCGGCTTAATTACCGCCGGCGGCTATAGGCTTACGAAACCGTAAGCGGGCCGTTTTCAATCGCGCCGCGCACGTCGTCCAGCAAAAGCTGGTAGTACGCAATATTGCGATAAGTCGTGATGTTGATCTGCTCCATGATGCCGACCGGCTCAAACTCGACGTTCAAGAACACCTTGCCTTGCGCATTCAGCGTCGGCGTATTCAAATCGGAAAGCCAAACGCGGCCGCCGAGAATATCGTCGTTGTTCTTGAACACACGAAGCGCGGCGTTGCCGTCTTCGACCATCATCTTGAGATTGGACTTGGTGAACTTGCGGTCCACATAGAGGAAGTAGAAATCCTCAAGGCTTTCGTTGATCATGTCGGCCGTGGCGCGGACGCTATCGAACGCCCAAAGCAGGTTGTCCGTCGCAAGGCGCGAGCCCCACGTGCGCAACCCGCCGCGCTCGTTGATGATCGTGTTAACCGCTTCCTCGTTGAGCAAGTTGCTGTCCGCGGGATACGCAATGGTGCGCGCGACGCCGTCCAAGGTGCGGATGATCTTGTTCGAAACCGAACCGGACACGCCATCCGGCGAGGCAACAACGCGGGCGCGAACGCCGGCGAACACGGGCGCGGAAGGAACGACAACGGGGACGCCGTCGACGTTCTTGATGCCCTTGGGATCGATGATCAGAATGCGATCCGAGTTGATCGTGTTGCGGAATCGGATAGCGTCGGCGTTGGTCGTGTTCGGCCCGTGGATATAGGCGCGGGCGCGAATCTGCGGCGTGACCGTCGCGAGCGCAGAAACGAAGGCGTTGGCAACATCGCCGACATTTCCTGTTGCTGTTGCGCCCGTGCCGTCAGCGTCAGTAATCGCGACGACAGGGGTAGTGTATCCGGAGCCCGACGCCGTCACCGTGATCGCCGTGATTACGCCGCCAACGACCGTTGCCGTTGCCGTTGCGCCAGTGCCGCCGTCCACTTCCGTAATCGCAACGGTGGGTGCGGTGTAGCCCGTGCCGCCGGCGGTAACGGTGATCGAAACAACCCCGTCGTCGATCCACGTTCCGGTATCGCCGGCCGTGATAAGCACGCGCGGCTGTACGCCGGTCACGGCCTTGGCCTTGAGCGCCGCGTAGATGCCCGTCCGGGCCGCGCTGTCGCCAAGCAGGTTAGCGGCCGTTTCGGGAGCGTCATCGCCTTCCGTGACGCGGTTGACGATGATGTAGGAAGCGCCCTCGCCGAACAGCGTCTTGATATCGTCAAGCAACGTGCCGTCCGCGCCCAGCGCCGCCGCTTCCGTCTCGCTGGTGATCAGCGTGGGCGTATTAAGCGGGAACTTGCCCGCATCAGCATCGGGCGCAGTGCCGTTAACGAAGATCGTTCCGAAGCGGTTGATGCGCAGCAACGAAGGCGTATCGGGGCTTTCGCCAAGCTTTACGCCGTGAAAATAGCTAAGGTCGGCCACTTGGGCGCCTCCATTTGTGCAAACGAAAAAAGCCCCGCTGGATAGCGAGGCTGGTTAACCGCGTTAAGGTCGCGGGATTACTTGTGGTGGCTATGCTTGACGAGCCACCAAAGCTTCGTGGCGATGGTCATCAGCGCGCCAATTGCGGCAGCAACCAACGCAAGACCGTCCGGCGCCATCCTTATGACGCACATTCCTAGATCAATATGCGTCTGCGTCTCGACGCTGCCCGTGGCATATGCCAGGTCGTGTGCGTCGCAGCAGGCGCGATACCAGAGATCGGGCCAGAACGTGCATCCGTCATGGTGGGCGGGGTTTGGCATCGGCCGTCAGGTGAGGACGATCAGCGCGCCCCACAGCACGCCAACTGCCCACTCCGCATTCTCGATAACGTGGCGAGGGGTGTAGCGCCATGCGAGCACGTAGGAGAGCGTGGCGATGGCCGCGAAGGGGATGGCGAGTAGTATGATCCAGAGCGCGCCGGCCAGCCACGCGACGGCTATCAGACACGGCAGGACGAACATCATCCGCGCGAACATGCCACCATAAGGACCGAACCATTTCAGTAGTGTGCCCTCGACCGGTCGCGGGTCGCGGCCGGTCGGCCGGTGCCCGCCGGCGATGCCACCGATCAGATATCCCCACGAGAATATCCGCCAGAACAGGAAGCCGCCCCCGAACGCGATCGCCACCGGCCATGCGTGCATCGTCCACGCAGCAAGCCCCAGGTAAACGGCGCAGGCCCAGCGGCTCGTGAGGAAGTCGTACCAGCGCTCGGCGTTTGAGGGCCAGCCACCCCCGGCCATCCGGTTGAACCACGCGCAGGCGGCGATGATGGCGAGGGCGGTTAGAAAAGCCATGCGCCGAGCCCCATCAGACCAATTACGACGCCGACGACGATAAGCATCAGGAAAAGGAAAGTCTTGTCGATCATCATAGCGACGCCGCCAGTTTGAACAGGTCGTCGCGCTGCGCTTCGCTCATACCCAGCGCGACACGAGCACCCTCAATAAAAGGGTCGTCGATCATGATGATCGTGGCGTATTCCCACGCCTCCTGCTCCTCTTCGTCGAGAGTGGTGATGTATGCGTCCGTTTGAGCCTTGAGACCTATCTGTCGCAGGGCCTTACGCATTTGCAGCGGGGACACGGACGATGACACCGGGATTGGCGGGGTGACATAAGGTGCGATCTCTACCTCTTGCTCCATGATCTCGCGGAAGTCTCTGTTGCCCGGATCGGTCGGGACCGTCATGGTGACGTTGGTCTCGTCGTCAGTGACGATGATCGAGTTGTTGTTTTCGTCGGCGTAGGTGTAGGTTTTCATTTGGTTTCTCCTTAGAGTTCTGCATGTGCTGTGAGATCAAATGCCTCAAGACCATCCGTAACATCTTTGAAGATATAACCTGCTAAGGGGCCGACAGGGATGAGAGTGTTTCCGTTTGCATTAGTCGATGCGTAGGTTGGAGTAACTCGCATCGTAACCGGATGGTATATCATTCCTAGCTGAGACGCAGCACCATGATTGGTCGGCCAGACAGTTCCAATTACTGCAAAATACCGCTGACACAGCGCAAGTTCCAAGCCGATGGGACGTTGCTCAAATGGTGTTGCAACAGGGCCTTCTTCTAATTGGACTTGTGCGATGTCAAACGTGCCACTTTGGTGTCCGAGAGCAACAGAGCGCGCACTAAAGTTTGTTCCTGCATCGAACCACCAGAGTATATAAATAGAAGTTGTGTTTGTCGGCCCGAGGGTTTTACCTGAGATTGAAGGTATGGCGAAGTTGAGCGTGAACTTTTGCCATGAGGATGTTAGGTTGATTTTCTGGGAAGAGATATCAACACCTGCTGATCCTCCAGTGCCAAACCTCTGGCCCATCTCGACGGAGATTGGCTTACTGGCATCCGCTTTGGCCCAGAACGAGACAGTGATGACTTTGCCTGCACAAGTCCGAACGTCCTCAATATACTGCCCCATAACAGCGTAATTACCTGCGCCGGTGGATGAGGAGATTACTGAACGATGAAAGAACTCAGGTTCTCCAAGAACCGCTATCTGACCGGCAGAGAAGGCTTGTCGGCTCGGTGTGTTTGTAGAGCCGGTGCTAAGGAGATAGAAGCGATCAGCGAGATAGCGGAAGCCTGTTCCCGCCGCGAGAGAGGTTCCACGCTCCCAGTGATCGAAGTTGCCGTTGATGATCTTGTTGCGTAGGCCTGCGAGTGGTCCATCCAGCGCCGACTGCAAACCCGACACGCTTCCAACGGTCAACGTAACCGGCTGCCAACCGTCCGCGCCTAGGCTTAGCACCTGACCCGTCGCGGCGCCGGAAACCGTTACGTCGCTTAGTTCGTTAAGCGTATGCGTGTGCCCGACTGCGGACTTGTCGTCGAGCGCGGATTGCAGGCCCGACGTGTCCGCAATGGCATGGGTGTGCCCGACTGCGGACTTGTCGTCGAGCGCGGTTAGCGCCTCGTCAACATCGGCGTCGATCATGTCCATCGCGGTAATCAAGCGAGGAAATTCCTCGCTGATTTGGTTGTCAACATGCGGCTTCGGATAGTTTCGCGACGTTGTTCTTGCATCCGTGGCCATGTGCGCCCCTTAGAGTGAGTAAGCGCGCAATCGCGCTATGGACGGGCGCGCCGCCGGCGTTCCCGTCAGTGTGACCCGAATGCGCCCGTTAGTCGCCGTGTGGCTGGCCTTGGCGTATCGCGGCTCTGTCCAGCCCCCGCCAAGCACGCCGGTTGCGCCCAAGGTGAGCGCGGTCCAGCTATCGTCGGACGCATCGACGTCCACTGTCGCGCCCGCGCCCGAGGGAACCCGCGCCGCAAAGAGCGACACGATCTCAACTGCAGTGCCCATCGGAAAAACGCGTGTGATGTAAGTGCCCGATGCGCGAATGCGCCCCGCGATCAATTGCGTGCCAGGGAAGAGTAACGGCGCGATTTTGGCGGTCCCTGTGAGGACCGCACGCACCGTTACCTCTTCGTTCACGAATTCCGGAAACTCATTGGTCTGGCCCGGCGAAAGCTGGATCACTTGCCCGTCGGCGCGCACGAGTTCGTATCTGAACGCAGCCGCCTGGGTCGGAATATCAACCGTGCCTCGCACGATGACATCCGAGATATCCACGAAGTCGCCTGTCCAAAGATTGACGGTTTTGCTGGTTTCCGTGAACTTCGCGGCAACCAGCCGGAAGGTCATGTCGGCGTCCTGGTGCGGCGTCCACGCCCGCCGATTGGCGGATGAGAACAGCACGCCGACGACATACGGCTGCACCGAAACGAATTCCTGCGTCGCCGTATCGACGTCGCCAAGGCGCGAGATCGATACCGCGTGCACGGGATCGTCGGTCAGGATAACAAAGCAGAACTCGCGATTCGACGGCAGGAACACAGGCGCGGGGAACCGCGCATTAATCCACTCCCCGACCTCAACGCCTTGCATCGGGATATAAGCTTCGGCCAAAACCTCGCTCGTCGGATAGCCGTTGACCGTCGATGACAACTGTACCCGCACGCCTTTGTCCGGATCGCCGATTTCCGTAAACTTGAAATCAACGCCGGCGAGATGCCGCCCCTCGGGGAGAATGAAGGTTTGGGCGAGCGGGTCGGCGTCGCCATTTCCATCTCCGTTGGCGTTGTCATCGTTTAAACCGCCATTTCCGCTCCACGGATTGAAGATGAAATTGTTTTGAATGATGATAACGGGCGGGGGCGGCGGCACCGCTGGCGGCACCGCTGGCGGGGGCGGAGGGGGCGGAGGCGGTTGGGGCGCAGCGCGTGTAACCAGTGTCACGCGCCGCATTGTGGTCACATCGATAGTGCCCTCGCCAACGAAGATTGCCTCCGCAAAAGACCCGGCCGCACCCTCGGCGCGAACCCTGCGGCGGCCAACCGGAATGCCGGCGGGTATGGTGAACGAACCGGCGACGTCACCATCGGCATCGCCCGAAAGCCCGACCGGCGTTACATCGACATCATCGAAGAGTAGGGCTTCGAGGTCTTCGTCAACGCCGAACCCCTCGATGAGGAAATCGACTTCGGTCTGCCGCAGAAATTGCGCGACGCGGCGCGACTCGGAAACAACCTCATTGAACGAGTTCGATCCGGGCGGCCTGTTCGGCGCGGACGTAAATTCCTGTGTGGTCGGCGACGTCCAGTCCGTTACGCGGTCGTTCCAGAAATCGACACCAGGCTCAAGGCTCAGCGCCGAAGGCATCCGGACGAGGTTCGCATACGGGTTGATCCGCATGCCCGACGTCGCCAAATCTTGACGGACGATGACCACTTCATCAAACGCCATTGTGACCGGCGTCGATCCGACCCGCTGGACAATAATCGGATCGATCGCAAGCTGAAGCACGCCCTGATTGATCGCCGCGCTTTGCTCCGAACCCTGATCGCGAAAGAAGTCATCCACGAAGGTATCGGTAAAGATACCGGCCTTCGCCACGGGCGCGCGGCTAAGAATGTCCCGCTCGCCCTCCGCCCGGTCAAATTGATCAAGAATCGTGATCAGCCGGTCAAAGTAGCGGCGCTGCAAGTCATATGTATAGTTCCGCGTGCCGTTGTTTAGAACAACCGGGACGCCAAGCCAATCGTTGCGGATTTCCGCAAGCTTCAGAAGCTGCGAAGGCGTCTGCGGCGACAATGCGCCAAACCGGGCCGACACGCCCTTTACGTATTCGCTGCGCCCCGAAATATCAAGACACATCAAATCAATGCGCGGCAGCTTCGAGGTATAGGAGATCAGCGCCGTCGTGCCATCTACCCCATCGGCAAGCGTAACGGTTGTGGGCGTGATCGCAGTCGGCGTTACGGCCGCATTGTAGCGATACGTCACCGTGTACGAACTGGAACCGACAGGCTCCTCCCCATCGGGTGCCCAACTGATGGAGTTGCCGGATAGTACATAATCGGTCGTTGGGGCGAAAGTCGTCGCGCCCTGCACAACGCTAACGACTTCGGTTACGGCGGAATTTGCAAGCGCGTCGACCCCGTCGGGATCGGTGCCGCGGACAACCGATTCCTCGACCTGCTTGACCACAACAGCCTGCGTCACGGCCGCAATGGGCGGGCGCAGAACCGTGATCACAGCGGACCCGTCATCGTCGATATAAGTCTGCGGCTCTGCCGCGATCGACTCGAGGTCGGGCGCTTCCGTTTCGGCGCGGCGCATCGCGGTTTCGCGCACGCGCTTCCAACCTTGGATGTTCGCCGTCCCCGCGCCAATGGAGAAAATCTGTTCCCCGGCAAGCAGCCCAAGCGCCGAGACTTCGCAGCCATCAACGATGTAATGGCCGTTGGCATCATAGTCATAAAGCGAAATAATCTGCAGCACGCCGCTCAGCGCCGCGGGCGGAAGTTGATCGAGGACCGTGCCGTCGCGCACAAGATAGACCGCGAAGAAATCACCGGACTGCGCGTCGCCCTGCACGGCCCAAACCAGTGCTTCGTTCTCGCGCGCCGCACCGGGCTCACCTTCCGCAAAAGTGCCGGGGTGGAGGCCCAACAGCGTCGGGTCTTCTTCGTGCGTCACAAGCGTGGTTTGCAATCGAACGCCGACCTTGACGTCGCCAGTCAAAGGGAAGTCCGCAATCACCCTCGCCGCAACCGGAAGCACGGTGCCGCTAATGTAAATGCGGCCTTCCGTCATCGATGCGGTTTCCGCATTGCGATCAATCACGATTTCCGCGCCATCAACCCGGTCGCCGTCCTTCGCGATCATGTTGCCAACGCGGCGCGTGCGGCGGCGTAAATGGCTTTGCGTTTCGTTGAGGTCCGCGCCTTGGATAAACGCACCCTCGGGCCAAATCAGGCCGGCGCGATCCGGGTCGTTGCCATCGCGATCATAGGCCGCCGGCAAACCGGAAGGATGGTTGAATTCGGACATTAGAACCTCATGAGAAACAGTGTGCGCTCGCGCACAGTCAGCCCGAACGGAATTTCAATGGAAGTCGCAGAGACTTCGACTCCGCCAGTTATGGCGTCCGGCCCAAGCCATAGCGCGCCCGGCTTGGCGCCCGCGCCCAGAACGCCCCTAAAGATGACGGACATTGACGCCGCGTTTTCGCCGGAATTGTCGCCAAACCGCGTGCGACCATGCGCGATGACGGATTCGCCGCCATCGGCGACGACGCGGTATTTAGCCGCCCCAATTTCGTATTCGCCCGCTACAGACTCCGAGACCTTGCGCAACGTTGCGCGCGTGTGGCCGATTATTGCGCCATCGGAATCGCGGAATCGTATCCAGGCAGTTTCCGAAGTCAAAGAATCCGCAATAGTGTCCGCGCGAATAGCGTTGTCTAAGATCGACCAAAGATCGTTAATTCCGGTCCATAGAACGTCTACGGTAGACCAAGGATCGGAGTATGTTTCCGGCAGCGGCGCAATCCAGGTATCGAGCTCCGTAAGCACCGCTTCACCCAGCGTTGTCGTGCTTTCGTAGCGCCGCCCGAATGACCATTGCGTCGGGATATCGCCGACGAAAACGCCGGAATGATCGCCCGCCAAGCAATATCCGGTGCGCTGGAACGACGTTTCGCCGGCCCGCACGTCATACCCGCGGAAGGCGCGCGAAAAGTACGAACGCTCCGGAAGCGACTGCCCGACAATACCCGCTATCTGTTCGAGATCCGGGGAGTCGGCTTCCCTTACACGATCAAGCTCAAGCTGCATTCGCGACCAGCGCAGGCGGCGCGCCCCGAGATCGGGGAAGTCGCGAAACCGGGTCGTCTCTTCCCCTATCGCAAGAAAGTCGTAGCCGATCCAGCCCAGCCCCTTGCGGATAGCGGCTGGCGTGCCTCGCACGCGCTGCCAGCGCACGCCATCGGCAATCAGATCGTAAAGGTTGGGGAGGTACGGCGTAAGCTCGCCCAGCCCAAGCTCCCAAACCAGAAACGGCAGGATGGGCGGGGGCGGGTTCGCTCGCGCAAACGGAAGCGAGGCAAAATCCGGCCCAACCCGAACGATGCCGTCGTTGGCCTCGTCGAACAGAAGCTCGAACGGGGTTGCATTCGACGGCTGAAGCCGGGTGTGGGTATCCGCCATTAGAACGCCCGCCCCGCAATTGTCAGCGTAACCGCGCCGATCCTAACCGCCTCAAACTGCTGCATGATGATGTTTGCCGTGGGCACTGCAATAGCAACGCTGTGGACGCCCGGCGCCATCAAACGCGCGCGCAGCCAGTCAAGCGTAAGGTCGCGGCCAAGGCCGGAGGCAGCCACCCATTCCGCCGCGAGGCCAGCCTGGAGATTGGTAACGATGTCTGCGCTTGCGTTAGGCAGCAGCGTAAGCGCGGCCACAATGTTAACCGTGCCGATAACGGCGGAGCGCACAATGATCGTGTCGTTGACCATCCGCACGGCTTCGGCGTTAAGCGCGGCCTGCACAGTCGCCAGCAGGGCGGCGTCGGCAATGCCATTGTTGTCGGCCGCGAATACCGCAACATTGACTAGCGGCGAAAGCCCATCCGTATAAACCACGGCATCCGCCACACGCAGCGAAGCCTCAAGCGCAATGCGCCTGTACCGCGGTGCCGTGCCGCCCGTGGAGCGTCCTTGAATGGCGAGAATGATGCGCAACATCAGGCGCTCGTCGGATTCGCCGGAAATACGAACTACGTCGTAAAACGCCGCTTTGTGGTCCAGCCCAGCGCCGCTCGCAAAAAACAGATAGTTGTCGCGCGCAATGTCGTTTCCGCGAACGCGCAACAGCAATTCCCGATACGCTTCGCTTTCGGCAAGGATCACGGCGGGGTCGGTTTCAAGCCCCGCAACATCGTAAGAAAGCCCGTACCCTGGCGCCAACTCAATAATGCGCGCCTTGCGCGCTGCAAGCAGCGCCTCGTAGTCCGGCTCTTGGATAATCGTCGGAATGGGCAGGCCGGCGAGATCGTCTAGCGTAAAATTGCTCATGCGCCGCCCCCAGGAATTAGAACGCGCGCGGTCCTATCCTCGGCAACGGTAAAGTCGCCCAGGTGCCCGCGCGGAAAATAAGTGCCGAATAGTTCAAGCTGAATCCGGCCATCCGGCCCCGCGTCGGCAATGGCGGCGCGGCGCATTCGAAAGCGCGGCTCCCATCGCGCAATCGCAACTGCGGCCGCGGCGTATATCGCCAACACGCTGCGCTGCGTTGCCTTGCGGTCGATCAGATCAAACAGTTCCGAACCGAAGTCGCGGCGCATCACGCGCGCGCCAATCGGCGTAGTGAGGATTTTCGCGATGGATTGCTGTGTGTGCAGCCAATCGGTTAATTGTGCGCCGTCCCCGCTACCAATGCCGGCACTATCTGCCACCGAAACGCGCCCTGCGCCGCGGCTTGGGTTGCTCGGTTTGCTCGGTAAGCTCGGAACCAAGCGGCGCGGTTAGATGGCGGGCCTGCGCTGGGGTTAGCTGAATAACTGCGCCGGCCTTGTAGTACATACCCATGACTTCGCCGTCGCGGCGAACGATGTAATTCTTCATTTCGCCCTCGTTAGTTGGAAGGTGGGCCGGTGTTCGCGGGGCCAGGAACGATACCGCCATGAATATGGGTATCGCCGATATTTTTGCCGTTGTGCGTAACGCTTGCGCCCTCGATGGCAACGGGGCCGACAAGCTTGATGTTGGCCGCTTCAACTTGCGCCTCAGCCGAAGCCGTCAGTCGGATGTTGGTTGCCGTAACTGTCACAACGTCATCGCCGATCTGAATTCGGCTATCGCCTTTGGTAATTACCGCTTCCGGCCCGTCGTGCGGGCGGGCGTTCTGGTTCGACGGCGTGGACATATCAATCACGGCGTCCGTCAAGTCACCGCTTTCGGAAACCACATCAACTTGCTCGCCAACAGTCGGCGGGATGTGCGACTTGATTCCGCCCGCGGCAATCTCTTTCCACGGCAGCCATGGCGACAGAAACGGCCGCCCGCCTTCCTTGGATATTTCAACGCGGGCCAAGCCCTTGGCGTTGTCAACTTCCGTGATCTTGCCCGTGCGCTTGCGGTTGCGCGCGCGGCGCTCCGTTTCAGCAAGCCGCCGGTAAATGTCGGCAACCTGCTCCTTCAAAGTGCGCGGTATCGTCATGGCGTGGGCACTGCGGGCTGTGCGTCAAGGTTGGCAACCACAACGTCGTTCTCCGCGCCTTCCGGCACGGTGATCAGCATCGCGTCGCCTTCGTCCCTTGCGATTCCGTACCGCTTAAGCGTGGTTTCCCAATCCGTAAGCTCGCCCGCAAGCGTGGCTTTCATCAGCGCAACCTTCGCCGTCGTCGCCGGATTGTTTAGCGCCTCCGCCAATCGGAAAAACTCCGCCATCGGCGTTCCATCCGCGGGCAGCCCTTGAACGGGGTCCGGCAACAGGTCCGCGACAAGCTTAAGCTGGTGCGCAGCAAGCCGCGCGCCGCTACCGTCGCCGCTGGTGCGCGCCCGCTCAACCGTGCCAAACCGCACGCACAGCCGCCGAAACACTTCCGCCCATTCGTTACGCGGATCGGTCAAAGCATCGCCGATCTGGCGCATGACCAAATCCAAGTAAAACTCAAAGCTGGCATCCGTAGCCGGTATGCCTTCAAGCGTTTCAGCCGCGCCGGTTTCTTCGTCAACTGCGGTATATGCCGCCGTATATGCGGCCTCAAACAAGAACGTCGTCGCGCCGTTCATGCGCGTTGCACGCAAGGCCGCGTCCGTGTTGGCGTTCGTTCCGCCGTCGCAGTAAACCGAAATAAACGGCTCTTCGCGATCCGTCCTGACCGCGCCATCGGCCGCGATATCAATCGCGCCAATCTGGCTATCCAAAACGTTGTTGCCGACCAGCGTCTTGCCCTTAAGCGCCTGCACCGCAGCAAAGCGGGCCGCGATGCGAACCAATGACATGACGCCCCCGTAATTATGCTTGGTTTAACGACAAAACAATCATATTGCTGTAACGATCGCTTACGTCCGCAACTTCATACCAAGGCGCGCCAACCCGGTCGGTCGCGCGTACCCGGTCGCCCTGGCGTGGCATCGGCCCGTCGTATTCCGAACGAACGATATGCAGTTCCGCCATGCCAGCCGATAGCCGCGTGCGGTATTTCAGGCCGCCCGCTTCCGGCTTGGAATCGTCGCCGCCCACGTGCAAGATGGCGCGGATATCGATGAGGGGCCGATCGGGATCGGCTGCCGCACCGTCAAGGAACGACAACCTAACCGCCTCGCCCCACATTTGCCGCTGCTTGGCGTCAACCGTTTCCTCTAGTTTTCGCCAATCCACGCGGCTTCTCCTTCGGCTTTTCTTCCGGCTCCGGCACTTCTTCGGCGGGCTCGCCCTCCGCGCGGATCAAGCCCGCGCGGACATATTCGTCAGCATCGCCAAGGATCGCGGTCGATCCCGATGCGTAAGGGCGGCCGCGAAGCCATGTGTCGGTCAAAACCTCGTATCGCTTCATTGCGGCGTCCCCTTATTAGCCGTTAAGCCGCACGCGGCCCGTTCCGGACGGGTTGGCCGCAACATCAACCGCCTTGCCGATCAGCGTGTTGTCGGTGTCTACCGTGGTAGCAACAGTGCCAGTCCAATAGATGGCCGCGCCAACGGTCCAAGCCTGCGCCGAAGTCTTCGGCAGGTCAAAGACGCCGTTGGTTTTGATTTCGACCGGCGCGCCCGAAGCGGCGTCGGTGCCGGCAATGCCGAACAGCGCGCCGACAAGAACACCGTCGCCGGAAGCAACAGCCGCAGGTGCCGGAACGGTGATAACATCACCCGGCTGGACATAGTTTCTCATTGTATTCTCCAGTTGGTTGGCGGGCCGAAGCCCGCCGTTGGGTGATTACGCGCCGGCGTTTTTGAGCAGGCCGCGGTGGTCCATCGTCTTGGCGCCGACATCAAGCCGAGCCTTGACCTCAAGACCGTCCACGTCGAAGCCGAAGCGGCTTTCCATAAACAGGCCGCGCTGCCCCTCAAGGTATGCAAGCTCGACCGTGTCGATCTGGCCAGGCGATGCGGACAGATACCAAGCCGTCGCGCTACCGGCGACATTCGCGCCGACCGCGGGATTGCTGACGCCGTTGTCGAGGCGGGCTTCCGCGATGATGTTCAGCGACCGCATGGAGGCAGTAGCCGCCTTGTCGGACGTATCCGGGTAGAACGTGGTGCTAAGCTCCTGCTCGGCCTTCGTCTCAAGCGCGACGGGCACGATCAGGTACTGCGGCCGGATATTCAGAACAGTCTTGCCGTCAAGGCCGGTCTGCTTAGCCATAAGCGCGCGTGCAACCCCAAGCGCCGCAACCGAGAACGCAGCCGCGGTGGGCAGGTTCTTGTGCGTGGCGTGGAACAGCGCAACGCTGTCGCCCATAACTGGGTTAGACAGAATGGCGTGCCAAACCAGATCGGACTCAAGCTGCGCGGCAGCGCCGCCCATAAGCTGCGGAATCCGGCCGAAAGCGTTCATGTCATCGTTGATGATGACCTGGCGCGTGATCGCAAGCACCTTGCCGTAAGTCGCGACCTTGTAGCTTTCCTTGCCCTCGGTAACCGAACCGCGCTTGAACTCGCCGTGCTCGTTTACCTTGTCAAAGGCCGGCCCCTCGCCAAGCTGCGCGCGGTGGACTTCCTTGAAGTCCGAAACCGTCGCCTCGCGAATGAACGGGCGGAACGTCTGCGGCGCGGCCTCGTAGCCCGCGCGCAGCGTGGTGTTGATCACGTTACCGAGAATAACCGAGAAGTCGGACGTGCTGTGATATCCCGAACGCTGCTGCAATGCGCGCTGCGAAATCTCTTCGCGCGACATGCCACGGGTGCGGGTGCCCTGAAGATCAAGCGCCTCTCGCGCCATATCAAGAAGCGTAAAGCCGCGGTATTCGCGCGCGCCTTCCTCATTGGCCGGCTTGCCGCCGGCCCGTGCAATCAGCGCGTCCTGCAAAAGCGCGGCGCGCTTTTCGCGGTGCTCTTCGCCGACTTCGGCACGAATCGCGCCGCTAGTTGGTGTGCGCTCCTGTTCGGTTGCAAGGTGGTCCAAAAGCGCAACGCGGAACTCGTCAACGCCAGTGCCCTTGTCAACATGCTCCGCGCCAAGATCAACAACGCCAAGGTCTTTCGCAAGCTTGCGAATGGTAACGGCGCGCTCGCGATCGGCGCGAACGGCTTCGTCGGCCGCTGCCTTCGTGGCGCGGACGTTGTCCAGCGCGGCGGGGGCGGCGCGGGTTTCGGGGGTGTTGGTATCCGCCACGCGGGGTTCCTCCTGGGGGGTGATAGATGAAAGGTTAGTATCTTCCGTCACAACGGCCTCGGCCTCGACGGCGATAGGATCAGTCATGGGAGCTCCATCGTCTTTTCGCGCCGTCGTGTCGGCGGTATGTGTAACAATTACGCAGTCGGCTTCGTGCTCGTCCGCGCCTCTGATTTGAGAGCCCGCGTCGGCTGGAATAGGTACCGCGGAAATCTCCATCGGCTCCCAATCCACAACGCGCCACTCGTCATCCGCATCGGCGTTTTCGGTTTTTTCCACGCGATGAATCGCGTAGCCGACTGACACGTTTCGGATAATTCCGGTTCGGATTTTCGAGATCACATCGGCGTCGCCGGCCGCCTCGCTAAGCGCCACGCGCGCAATGCCACGACCGTTCTCGATCTTCGCGCTACCCGGCACAACCGCGCCGATCACGCTGCGCAACGACCAATCGTCGTGCGTATCAAGGAATGGCGCGCCAGCGTTAAGCCGCCCCATCCGGACTGCCTGCGGCGTGACCTCCAGGACTTCGCTGTAATAGCCGCCGTTGCGCCAATCGCGCCGCCTTACGGCCGCGCCCGTGGTCCAGACAACCTCAATGCTGTTGTCGGCCTCGTTGTAAGACGCCGCCCGCACTTCCGCGCCGCGCCCGAACTTGGGCGCGGCGACCTTTTCGCTATTGGTCATGTTTCTTCATCCTTGTCGGGCGGTTCGGCGTCTGGCGGGCCTTGCTGCGTTTGCCCCGCTTGGGACATGCGCCGCGGGTCGGAATCAAAGACCATCCCGCTAGAGTCCAGCTTTTCGTGCCACGCCTTGAAGTCCTCTAGGATTTCATCCGGCGTCCATCCCGTTTCCGCGATGGCGTGCAGCGGTGACTTGATGCCGGCGCGCACGGCCGCAACCGTTGCCGCAATGTCGCGGGCCTCGTCGGCGCTGGGGAACTTCGGCGGCGACCATTCAACCGGAATGTACTTCTGGTCAATCTTGCCTTCGGCGTATGCCGCCTCACAAAACCAACGCCAGATAGGCTCAAGCAGCATCGGAATGATGATATCCCACTGAAAAGCATCGATAGTGCGCTTGTAAGTTTCAAGTCCCATCTTGCCGGACGAATAGTTAACCCGCGAAAGGTTTCCGCTCAACAGCGAATAAGGAACGCGAAAACCCGCAGCAACCGTGTGGAGCATCGACGTTTTATAAGAGTCGTACCCGCCAGTGGCCGCCGGCGTTGTGAATTTGATATCCTTGCCGCCGCGCGCATGAAAGAACCCGCCCGGTGAAAGCTTCTCAACTATTTCGCCATCGGAGTTATATACGCCCGAAATGTCGTCGTCGTCCGGCGTTCCCGTAACGCTAGCCATTTCGTCATCGCCACCAACGACGACGCCAACGACACAAGCCTCCATTTTCTTTCGAACGATTTCCGCCGTTTCGTATTCGGCAAGATCGCGTAGCGCCGCCATAGCGGGTGTACCCCAGGGAACCCCGCGCGATTGCGTCCGCTGCTTTTCAAAGCAATGCGCCAGGTCGGCCATCGGCACGGGGCGCGATTCAAGCGAACCCTGCCCCGTGCCGGAGTGCATCGCGCCGGGGTGCGACGGGTAAAGCCAATATGCGACTGGCTTATCAATCGGGCTTAACTCAATGCCCTGGATAATATTGCCAGCGCCCGCAACCCAATTCCGCGTTGTGTCGAGATGGTCAATCTCCAACACCTGAATTTGCAACGCAACGGGCAACTCATCGCCGGCGCGCCGGATGCGCTTCCGAACAAGCCCGTCGCCCGTTTCGATCATCTCGCGAACGGCAAGCGCCTGAATGCCGTAAAAATCCAAATGCCCCGCGGCGTCGCACTTCTTCGACCACTCCGCAAAAAGATCGTTTACGCGTTTGTCCTTAGCACGCGGAACAATACCCGCCCCAACGGCGTGCGTCACAAGCCCGTGAACGGCGTTCGCGGCGTGCGGGTTGTTTCGTACAAGGTCGCGCATCTGGGCGCGTAGCGTGCCGCCAGCGCGGCTTATTTCGGTATCGGCCGAAGCGCCCCGCGAATACCATGGGTCGCGATATCGGCTCTTCGTAGCGGCGTCGTAGCCCCGCGTCGCCCGCTGGATCACGGCGCGGTTTTGCATGCGGCGTGCGCCCGCGGCCGGCGCAATCCATCCGATTGCCCGGTCCAATATGTTTGCCTGCATGCTGCTACCTCAACCTAAACGCGCCGTAAGTCATGCTTGACCTTGGCGTTTGCTGCGCGGTTAGCCGCTCAATCGCGTCAAGCATTTCCTTCATGGATGGATACTCAACCTCGCGCCGCGTACCGCCGCTTTGGAACACCGCGCGCCTGACACCCATGGCAATTGCTTCGCGTATCGCTGCAATCTGCACACTGTTGTCGATCGCCATGCGTTGCTCCTATAACCAACTTGATTGCGCCTTGCGCGCCTTCGGTTTCACGTTGCCCTCGCCGGTAGTAACCACCGCGTGACCAGTCGAGAGTTGCTCGCGCCTTAACTGCCAGTTGACCGGCACAAGCTCTTTGGCTGCGATGGCGTACACGACGCAATCAAGCGCCTCGTTGCGGCGGCCCGGTATAGGCTCCCACTTGCGGATGCGCTGGCCGCGCTCAACCCTGATGATTGCCTGCTCGCCCGTGAACTGCTCAAACCAAACGTCTTGCAACCCATCGGAAAAACGAAAGATTTTGCCGTGTTGGATGCGATTGAAGATCGTATCCTTGATGCTATCAACGCCAACAATCCAAAGCGGGTCTTTCTTCTGCGTCTTCGAACGCAAAATGAACGGCCGCCGCCCGCCATCGCCCTTGATCGCCAAAACCTTGCGACGCAAGCGCGGGCGGCAGAAAGCATAAACATGCTTCATGTGGTTTCCGTTGGACGAATCCACCGCAACCGCATCAATGCCGATTTCGCCGCCCAACGAATGGCGCCAACGCTGCTTTATCAGCGCGTCGATATCCGTCCAGAACTCGTTAGATTCATACGAACCGTAAACAACGTCGTGGTCCAGAATAAACTGCTGCCCGTTCTCAGCCCAGCCAACGTAAGTGATCTCGCCGCGGTCGTCCTGCATATCGATGCCGGCCGTTATCGCAAGCACTTCCACCGGAAGCGCGCCCTGATTCGCCCCGCCAAGCCCGAAAGGCTCCGCGCTTTGCTTTAGTTCAAGCTCGTCAATTCTTTCGGATGCCGTGCGCCAGCCTTCGCCCAGCACAAGGTTGACGAATTCCTGCAAAAGCGTCGGATCGTTCTTGGCAACCAGAAACTCGGTCGCAAGCATTCCCCAATCCGCCGTAGGCAACGGGCTGCTTAGCGAATTGATCTTGAAGCCCGCGTGCCCCTTCACTTCCGGGGCCGTCGCGCGCCAGCGCCCGCGGGCCACCATCGTTGACTTGTGCTTATGCTCAACCACGCTTCCGCACGACGGGCAAACCCAATAAGCCTTTTCCGGCTCGCCTTCCGGCCAGCGAATATCTTTCCACTGTATCTCGTGGTATTCGCCGCACTCGGGGCACGGCACTTCAAAAATCCGCTTGTCGCTTTTCGCATACTGCGCAATAACGCGGCTGGTTTCCTCAAGGACCGGGGTTGAGCCCACAATGATCTTGCGGTCGGCAAACTGCGCCGTGCGGCGGATAGCCAAAGCCAGCGGATCGCCGTCCTTGGTCGGCTTCATGCCGTCCGCCTCGTCAAGAATAACCACGCGCGCGTTGTGCGCTCGAAAGCTGCGCTCCGTTTCCGCGTTCAGCACCTTCAAAGTGCCGCCGGTAAACTGACGCATCAGCATCGTCGATCGGGCCTTGCCCGCGTTCCGTACCTGGTCGCCCGAAAGCACGCCGTTCAGCGCCGGTGAATCTTCAAACGTGGGCTCAAGGTCGGACACAACGAACGACTTGGCCATGTCCTCAGTAGGCAAATAAACCAGTATCAAAGCCGGGTCGTTTACAACGAAGTGCGCAATCGCGCCATTCAAAACAGTCGTGTAACCGATACGCGCCGACTTCAAAACCGTCACGCGCTCAATCGTAGAATCGCCAATCGCGTCGGCAATGCCGCGCTGAAACGGATAAAGCTTAAGCCTTCCGGGGACGGCCGTCACGGTTGCGGGTAGTCGAATTTCCTTTTCCATCCAATCGGACAGGTTTATCTTCTGCGGCGGGCGAAGCGTCGCCATCACCCTCTTCAAGGTCGCTGAAGTCTGCGTCATAGATATCGACTCCATCCGCAAGCTTCGTCATCGCGTCGCGGATTTCCTCGTCTAAAACAACAGCATCCTCCGCCGATAACGATATCCGTTGCCGCACCCGCGAAACAACCGCCAGCAAGCCGCTTCGAATGCTCGCGACTTGTTCCGACCAAACACGCGAAACCTCTTCGACCAGCAGCAATTCCTTGCGCAGCTTGGCGTTCTTCAATTCTTGCGTGTCGGCCTGCTCTTTGCGCAGGCGTGCCGTTTCGCGTTCGGCGTCAAGCGCGCCTTCCTTGTCCTTGACGCGATTCCCCACGTGCGCAATGTAAGCCTGCACGCTAGCGGGGCCGTCGAACTCGCCATGGTCCGCGCGTACCGTAATGCCTTCCTCGGCAAGCTGGTTGACGCGCCTTGTGGTTAGGCCGAGCAGGGCGGCCAGTTGGGCTGTTTTAAGCTTCATGCCGCCCCCGCCATAAGAAAGAAATACTAAACAAAAAACATTGCAGCGAGCGGGTTTCCGGGCCGTTCCC